ATCCAGTTGTTCTGGTGATCTCCTAAAGAGCATCCATACACGCCTTCATTCTTTTGGATGATATCGATGTGACGCCGCAATGTAGGCCAGTCGCAGAAGTTATCATCGATATGCGGATCGCCAAGCCATAGAAGCCCTATGGGGGCGTCTGAGCGCATGTTGACTGGTATCCACTTGCGCGCGTTCTTTGCTTCCATACGGCGCTTAAAACGCGTTGTGAGATGCTCTACAATTTGTTCTGTCGGCAGATCATCTGTCGGCAGCGGCGGGACATCATAGTCTCTGGTATCTGAATTGAGTCTTGCTTTTGCTTCACGCACCCGCGCTTGCAGAGTGCTACGCGGCAAGCCCATATGGTCAGCTGCTTCTGATAACGTGTCGAAATCTTGAATCGTTTCTAATGCCGTGCGCAGTTCATCGTCACTCAGACGTGGCATAGGCATCTGCTGACTCCATCATGTGCTTGAGTTCAGGGCCGCGAGATTTTATTTGCTGGTACCATAACGAGTCTTGCATTTCGCGTGATGCACCAAAGAAGTCCCGATCTTCCAGCTTGCTGATCATCTTCTTAAAACGCGAGAACCGAGGCCAACCCAGATTAAAGACCATAGATGCCAGCACAAATTGTGCCGGCTCAGGAAGATCACGCCACCAATCCATACGCTCATCAAGTTCAGCTATGGCAATCCCGATATCATCTTCGAGTATAATGCGCGCAGCCCTTTCGCTGATCGGCTCACGCATGTTGTGACCATAACCAACAGTCGGCACCCCAACTGTATCGTCATACATGGTCAAACGCAGACCTTCATGCTTGGCAATAAGGTCAGTAAGAGCCTGAATATCCATGAAGCTCTTCCTTTATTTCTTGAACATTTGTGTAAGTTTCTGAACGCCAAAGCTGGCAGCAAATACCACTCCAACCGCGGTCTTATAGAAGTCGGGCATGGCATCGAGAGCTTCGAAACCGCGCCGCACAACATCTTCATTTCCTGTAAATGCTAAAATTAGAGGGATGCTGATAAGAATGGTAAGCCACTCATCTTTCCAGCTTCCAGCAGAGTTCTTTGCCTGCTCCAGATTCCATTCCTGTTCGCCAGCCTGAACGCGCTTGGCTATCTCAACCTTGGCTTTTTGAGTCTCAACCTTACCCTGCACCCAAGTTCCAGCCAAGGATGCTACTGCATTAATGATGGGAAGCATTATCGCTTTACCTGCATGTAGATTATTGCAAGCAGTAAACCCAACTGAATGGCGTCAACTGCCGGAACCGGAATCAACACGGCCAAGTAACCTCTGGATTGTTTTGGTTTCATAAATGCGAAGCGCCGTCCACACGATTGTGAACAGCGCAGCAATGGGAGGAAGCCAGTCACCAAGCGTACCAACTGTTGTGCCAACAGCAACGATATCCAATGTCTGCTTAGTGTCCATTCCGCAACGCTACTGCAAAAATGCAGGACTTAAAACGCACAAACTATAATCTGCCCTGAGCATGCAAGATTAAAGCAATCAATGAACCCACTACAGCAAAACAGCACAACACAAATACAGCGATGATCGCGTTCTCGACAATCTTCTTACGTCGATGTGTTGCAGCTATCTCAGCTTCTCGCCGCGCAACTCTGGCTTTTGCTTGGAAGCGCTGCCAGTCATGCCATAGTCCAGGGCGACCGGCATAAATCATAATTGTTTTGAGTTCGTCTTCTTGCTGTTTGATTTTTTCCAGAGCAAGGAATTCTTGAAGATCTGAACCGCCGCCTTTGCGTTGTGCTTTTGCCTGAAGTTTTTCTTTTGCCCCTACAAACTCAGCAACAGCACTCCCAGCAGAAGCTATTTCTTTGCCATTCTGAACCGCTTGTTTGATGACGGCAAAGGCTGCATTTGCGGCTGCAAGTTCGGCAAGCATTAATCATAAACGCGAGTACGTTCCTCATTGACCTGAACCGGCTGGCAATATGCCGTGATCTTTTGGCCCTGTTTATGAAGCGTCTGTGCATACCAGACACAGGACTTCAATGATCGGAAGTACATATCATTTGAGACAATCTCACCACTCACAAACACAAGCAGTAAGAAAGCATGAATCACCAGCCAGCAGGCACAGCCTGACGCATCGGCGGGTTAGCCAGTGCGGTCATCTGGTCATCGAGCAGCGTCTGCATCTCGGCCTCGGTCTTGCCGAGGCTTTCAAGCGTCTTGGCCTTAGCCCAATCTTTCGTGATGTCGTCGAAAGCCACATAATCAGGGTCATCAGCTTCCGGCGTGTCGATGCCAGCGGTGCCGTAGGCTGACACGGACAGCGGCTGGCCCTCATCGTTTGTCTCGGAGTCGCTGACGGCGGTGACGCGCCAGTGGATAGTCTTGATGCAGTCGTCGTGGCCGTTTTCAGGCGCGTTGCATACGTCGAACGTGAAGTTCCAAGTGTAAATGTTTGCCATTAGTTTATGCTCCTTCCAATGCGGCTAGTCTTATTTCTAGGTCTTCGATTTTGGCGATGGCTTCTTGCAGTGCGCCAGTCAGCAGCGGCACTAGCTTGCTCTGGTCGATGCCCTGCATGACAGGAATAGTGTTGCCGTCGCCGTCTAGTTTGTTGTCACCAGCCGATGTGCCATCTGGTGCATCACCGTCATCAATCTGTTGCTGTGTCCAAGTTTCGACTTCGTCCTTAGTGCCTGTTACAGCTTCCGGCACGACAGCTTGTGCTTCGTGTGCAAGGAATCCGTCAAAATTTGGTGCATCTAAATTGTCTGCAATCCAGCTAAATCGTCTTGGCTGTAGGCTTTTGACGCGAGTGATTGCGCCGGTCATATCCTCGACATTCTCTTTGAGGCGATGGTCAGACGCGCTGCCATACGTCATTGAGGTGCCGCCATTTGAGGATATCTGACCCGCATAGGTGCCAGCATTGACGAAACGGACAAAAGCGTTGCCGTTTGTTGCAGCGGTGTCTTGGATAGTCAGGCCGGGGCCAACAGACGCGGAGAAATTCATGCTCAATTGCGGTGTGCCACCACCAGCTGTAATCGCACTTCCACCTGTGTTGAACATCATTCTGCTGCTCGAATCAATGCGAAGGCGTTCTGCTGACGCAGCAGTGGAATAGAACATCAAGGTGCCACTTGACGACTGAACCTCAAAGCCGCCGTTTAGATAATGGTCAAGCCGCAGTGCAGCCTGTGTACCATCTTGAATATGCACACCGCCACCGGATGAGGCGATTGTAGGCGAATCCGTCCCGATTCCGACGAGGCCGTCCGAAGTGATGCGTAGGCGTTCCGTTGTGGACGTTGTGCCTGTGCCAAAGGTCAGCGCACCCGCACCGATGCTGTTGGTGCAAATGCCTTTGATGTCAGCGTTCACTCCTGCTCCGCTGGCATCGTTGTGATAGAACTGTATTTCTCCGGTAACATCACCATCCGCGACCCCGGATTGCCCCATCTCCAAGCGTATTTTACCACCCGGATTGTTTGCCTTCAGACTTAGAAGTTGTTGCGGCGAATCCGTCCCGATGCCAACGTTGCCGCCCAGCGGTTGCAACGAAATGTTCCTTGATGCGTTGCCGCTTGTCCGGCCCTGCATATAAAGAGGATACGGGTCGCTGCTAGATAGCCCAATAGCTAACTCACTATTTTCATTCTGGAATATTTGCCCTGCTGCTGCACCAAACGTCAGAGACGGCGCGGTAGTATTAGGCGCATCCACGTGGAGAATTGCACTCGGCCCGCTAGTCCCGATGCCGACCGAGCCGCCCGATGTGATGCGGGCGGCTTCGCCGCCGCCAGTGAGAAACTTGATTACATCACTGCCGGGAAATGTAATTTGAGTGTTTGTGTCGTTTTCGCCAGCAATCCCGCCAGTGTAAACTCGGTTGCTGAAATAAGCGTCTTTGAAGCGGACTGCTGACATCCCCAAGTCAGTGTCATTGTCACTGTTGCTGCCATCGCTGTTGGCAGGAATAATTGCATTTTCATCGTCTGCAATCTTAAAACCGGTGTTGACTGTTGAAAAATACAGGTTGTCGCTTGAGTTAACGCCGATTTGACCAAATAGTGTGCTGTCATAGTAGAAACCGACTATTGAGCCTTGAGTTGACAACCTGTTAAGGTTTAAAGGGTCATTACCGTCTCTTGTAAACTGAGCAACATCCACATCGCCTCGTAGTGATAGGCCAGCAGTTGATAAGCCAGATGCTGTTTTGCCTACATGCAGATTCCCCGAACTGTCGATGCGGGCGGCTTCGCTGCCATTCGTGTTGAACCGCATAGCATCGCTAGAATTGTCATAGATTAACTGACCGATGCTACCGTTGCCACTGTCGCCAAAATAAAAGCCAGCAAGATTTGTAGTGCTTGCCACCATACGCTGGACGGTTTCACCCGATGTTTCCAGATGCAAGACCTTGTTCGGGGCCGCAGTGCCGATGCCGACGTTGCCTTCGTGTCGTATCCGCATCACTTCGCTGATTGTTGGTGTGCCACTGCCCGTTGAAGCACCTGTTAAAAACGCTATGCCAGAACTGTCGCCGTTGTCCTCATAGACGCCTTTGATACGAGCCTGTGTGCCAGCAGAGCCTGTTGAACTATCCGAACTTACAAAGTCAATTTGACCAAGTAATTCTGTATCTGCGCCAGTTGTATCTGTGCTTGTTAGTTTAAGCGTTGCGCCAGCAGAACCAGAGACATCAACCGTGCCGGTCACGTCGATGTTGCCGGTGCCGGTGATGTTGTTGCTGTTCAGGTCGAGGTTGCCGCCGAGTTGCGGGGTGGTGTCGCCAATCACATTCGGGCTTGCAGCTTGGAAGGCGCTGCCATTCCAAATAAATAGCTCGTTACTGGTGGTGTTAAAATACTGGTCGCCTACAGTCAGCGCGTCCCCGTCATTGTCCACACTCGGGGCCGATGACTTGGCACCTAGGTAAATGTCGTCAAAAGCGTCGAAGGAGGCCGCAGCAGACGCAGCAGACGCCGCAGCAGAAGTGGCAGAAGATGCCGCATTTGTTTCGCTTGTGCTGGCGTTGCTTGCACTTGTCGCAGAATTGGTGGCAGATGTTGCCGCTTCAACAGCTTTTGTTGTTGCTGTAGCTGCATTTGTTGATGCGTTTTGAATGTCAGAGATATTGCTAGCAGCAGTTGTCACATCACTAGAAATGTTAGCAACGCTTGTAATATTGCTGGAAATTGCAGCCAGCGTGTTCATATCAGACACAGCATCAGCGGTGCCAAGAGTGTTTAAATCTGAAACTGCATCAACAGTACCAAGCCTGCCAATCTCTGTGGCTTTTGCAGCCACTGCACCAATGTCTGTTGCATCTCCTGCCACGGCAGTAACATCAGAAGAAATGCCTGCAACTGTTGTTACATTGCTGCTAACACCAGCAACAGTGCTTACATTACTCGCAATGCCAGCCACAGTCTGAATAGCATTAGTGGCATTGGTCCCATCTTCAATGTCAGCAAGCGTGGCAATGTCTGCTGCTGTAGCAGACACAGTCTGAACATCAGATGTGCTTGGGCCTGCTTCAACCGCACCAGTAGATGCGTTGAATGCCAGTGTCTTGCCTTTACGTGTATTGACATCAGGCAATGTCAAATTGGCTGCAGCATCGAAATCAGTCAAACGAAGTGAGCGATCAACACCATCCTGCAAATCTGCAGCGATAGCAGTAAAACGATCAAGCTCTGTATTCAGTGATGCAATGTTAAATGGGCCAGAAGTCTGGAAATCAGTCGTGCGCTCAAGATCGATGTCGCGTGTAATCACAACCGTGCTGCCACCAGCAGCACCAGTTACCGACAAGTTGATTGAACCTGTAGCCCCGCTGCCGCCTGACGCCAAAGTGTAATGCGTGGTCTTGGTTTTTTGTACGCCATCGACATAGACATTCAGATCATCGAGATCAAAGAACTCGAAGGGAACCGTAAAAGATGTCTGCGTTACACCAGCTGATACACTGTATGAAATACGCGGATTGTTATCTGAAAGACTAATGGTCATGTTTGCCTCTTATCATGCACTAATGCAGTATGCCACGCACATTACTCGAACCAATCTTGTGCGAAAGAAATTAACGGCGTTGTTGGGAAGTTATACCCGAACTGCCTTGCCGCCTCTGTATCATTGCCGTTGAAAAACTCATGACCAGCTTTGGCCCATGCCCAGATCATGCCGGGAGCAGCGCCAAGAGGTTCAGTCAATACATCATCAATCTCGGGGTTGTATTTTGGGCGGAGCAAACTGTCATCAGGGTCAAGAAGGCCAGAACCGATTGCAGCATGCGTTGCAACATAAGCAACCTCGCCATAAACGCCGAACAAACCAGACGCATCAATTGAGCGTTGCAATATCTCTGCATTGTCGCGCTGCTCAAACCACCATGGCTGACCAAACTTTTTCAACTTCAATGAAGTGTAGCCAAGCATGATAAGCGCCATGCCGCCTACCAGCCTATGCTGCTTCATGGGGTCAAACATACCAGCTGTAATCCGGTTGGTTGCACCAAGCATAAAGTTGAAGAACTGAAACGGCATGGTCAAAGCCTGCGTTTCAAGCCGGGTAACCTTGATTGAAGAGCTTGAAGCCCGCTCATCTATTTCAAGTCCAAGCTGCTTCATCCATGGACGATAACGTGCATAGACCACACCATCCATAACACGAGGCTTGTCAAAGCTGGTGGCATGCAGAATGGTATTGCCAATGCCAGCATTCATGGCAGTGTTCCAACGCAGCAGCAACTCACGCTCCTGTTTGGTGGAAGCAGGCCACTCATCTACATTTGCGTAAATATAACGATCACCCTTTTGATGAGGGTAACTTGCTATGATTTTGGCATCTTCTTCTGAAAATCCCATGCGCAGCATGTACTGCACATCAGCTGTCTTGGCTGTACCTTTTGACCATTTGATGAGTGTGTCCATGTAATAGCCAGAACGGTACACACCATCGATGCGCTTCATAACATATGTAAGCGCGCCAAGACCATTACCCAGCACAGGTATATTATAGTAAGCGCGCGTCAGCGGGTTGAAGATGCGTTCCTGCAGATTTGGCGTAATGCCCTCAATATTGTCTGCAATCCACCGCTGTTGCGCCCCGCCAAGCGCAAGCTCTGTTGCCTCGCCAGTAAGCTTTACATTATTGCGGGCAAGCTTCATAAGCCCGCGATCAACCTCGGTACGCATAGGGTCAATCAGCCCACGCATACCACGTTCCATTACGACATTGCCCATGTCGGTTACAGACGCCAGCGCAGCTGCATCAAGATAGGCCATTCCAGCCATTTCTTTGATGGACTTGCCAATCTGTGCATCAAAGCGGTCAGGGTTCCTTACATACTCACCCATAGTCCGCTCGTAATCGAACAGGAAATCCTGCCGCAAAGCTTGTATCTTTTTTTCTTTGTAACCAGCTTCACGCATATCAACCTCGAACTCATCGAGGATGTCATCAATCGAGCGATTGCCAAAGTTGCGCACAAACTCCATGCGCTTGCCAACGCGCTGCGCGTAGGAATGCAGGACAGATGGCTCTTTGATGATGTAATCAGAAATCAGATGCTCGGGTATATCGATCATACGGTGACGCAGATGTTTACCCTTTGGCGCGCCAGCAACCATGTCGATAAGCGTGACCGGTTCACCCTCTTCCAAGATAGCAACAACAGCATCTCTTGCTATAGCTTCAGGTGACTTGGTGCTTGGAACAGATTCAAAGCGGCGCGTCTCATCATTATACATTTTCTTGATAGGATGATTGCGAATCCAGTCAGCAAAAATGCGCTCAAGATCGAGGCGCGCATTCTCATCACGAAGCAGTAACGCCTTGTTGTAATAAATAGGGAACTGGTAACGCTCATTGAATCCAAGCTCGATCAGATCATCGAGATAGGCAGCAAGATTATCTTTGCCAGCTGCGCGGGCCTCATCTGCGCGCTCTTTGATACGAGCCGGCGTGTTCAAAAGATTGAGGTCTTGTAGATCAAGCTGGTATTTCTTGAAAAACTGATCAAGCTCTTTAACCGCTTGCTGGTTTGGCGCTGAGAGCTCACTTAAATCTTGTCTGCCTGCAGCCCTCATCAGCTTGGCATCAACAATGGTTTCAAACCATTTGTCGAATGTCTGCTTTTGGTTCATTCGGGCTGCAATATTATCCGTATTATAACCAAGAACCTTAGTGGTCAGACCCCGATCAAGCTGATCTTTTGCCCAAAGCTGCTCCATCTTGGAGAGCGTGTTGATTGATTTTGCGATATGTGTTTTTGCTTGGCGTGACACCGATTGATGCTGTGTTTTGCCAGCCTCAACACCAGCACTACGATACTGATCTACGCCTGCAAGCAGATGATAAGCGCGCTTCATCTTGGGTGTGCCATCAGACATGATGCGCTTACCCGGTGTTGTCAGTATTTTATATGCAATTGACTTGGTAAAAGGCGTTTCAGCAATGTCATTACCCGACGCCATGCGATCATAAGCAATCTTATTTGTTCTATCGGTGTAAGAAACAGAACTCTCACCCGGCTCACGCTTGATCTCGTTGCGAACAACTTGCCGCTGCAATTGAAAGTCGCTCCATTCTTGGGGCGTTTTGAAATCAGCTTCAAGAAATGGTTTCGCGCCCTCTACTTCAGCCTGTACCCAAGGGCGCTGATCAAACTCTTTGCTAAGAATGCTTCTATCAATAATAACATCCTTGCCAGTGATTGTGACGCCACGAGCCGGACTGCCTTCTGCTTCAGGTGCATCTGCATATTTGATGTTAAGGCCACCAAAATTCTCAGGGAGCGATCCCTTATTCTGGTAAATCTCATTGCGCATAGCTGCTGACTTCTTGGCAGCATTATATGCACCTCTAGCAACAGAAGGAGCAGAGCCGAAGATAGTGCCAACAGCTGTTGTCGCAGCCAGATTAAGGCCGCTTTCAGTAAAGGTATTTGTCTTGTCAAAAGGTGCGCGTATGGCTTCTGATGTTGCGGCAACTGCAAGAGAGCCACGCGCACTTGCTGCTGCTGCCTGACGTATTGTCATGCCGCCCTTTGCCATAAGCCCAAGCTGGCCAAACACAGGCAATGCAAAAGCCACATTCAAAGGATCAATCAGGCTTGCAACCCAAACACCTCCTGACCAGAAGCCAGCTTCTTCAAGTGTCTGTTTGGTTTGGAGTCGGGCGTCAATATCACTTTTGATAAAAGACAAATGATCTGCGTTTCGGGCACGAGCAAGCTCATTCAGATATTCTTCATATCCTGCATAGTTATCTGCTGTAAGCGGATCAAAAGACGGATCATAAGACTGCCTGCCAAATTCATATTCCTCACCCACACGATCAAGAAGCGGGCGATACTGATAAGAAAAGGTAGCCTTAAAAGCATCCCAGAACCCAACATCAGATGATTCCTGAGTTACAGGACCGACATCAGTTGGGATGACATAAGAGCTTTGAACTTGCACAGCCATTATGGTTGCGCGCCTCCCGGCACAATCGATACCGCGTTCTCTTCAGCAAGACGCATAGCAGCTGTACGAACATTGCGGGCGCGCTCAAGCTTTCTGTCGAGATTGGATTTGAAAGCATTCTGCATAGCAGGAAGCGAATTGATCTCACGCGACCTGATGATCAAAGGGTCTTTGCCATTTGCGTTTCGAACAAACTCGCCATTGGCATCAACAACAGTCCACATGATTGCCCTGTTGGTCGATTGATTTGACGGCCACAGAAAATGCGTGGTGCCAAGATCAACCTGTGCGCCGGTGTTTGCCTTTATCTTTCTGGCTGCAAAGTTGCGGAACTCATCATAGGCAATGCCGCGTGTGCCATAGAATGCTTCAGGTGCAAACTCGTGTCGCTTGTAAGAACGATTGCCCATGCCAATGGGCGCTCTGATAAGATCAGTTTCAGTAAAAATTGCCTGATAGGCCCCCGACACAATTTCATCAGCTTGATCTGCCGGCAGTGTGCCGTAAGCCCGCAAAGCAATGGGCATCAAACGCTTGATCGCACTTGGTGTCATCTTGTCACTGAAGAATTTACCATCGAGCATGCCCTGATCTTTATAAAGACGCTCTGTAATAATCTGTTCTGCGGACATGTTGGGTTTGTTGAAAGAAATCTTCACAGAATTCTGAAGCTCTTCAATATTCCCGTTACTCATATTCAAAAACTGCACACCTTCAGAAATACGCCCCGCGCCATAGCTGTTGGCATAAAGATGAACCGACTCCCAGAACGACAAGGTGGCATCATCAAAGCCTTTGGGCCGATGGATATTGCCCTCCATGCCGATACCCTTGGTCGTCAGGTTGTAAATTCTTGTAAGGTTTTGAAGCTGATTTGGTTCGAGTTGAATATTGCCAGAAGCAACACCTTTCATGGTGGCTTCCAGTGAAAAAGGCATAAAGCTGCCTTGGGTCAACACATTGAGGAGTTGCGGGTTGCTATCAAGCATTTGCATTGTAGCATCACTAGACCAGCTATCAGCATTGGGCTGGATGCCAAACCCGCCATACCATGCATCCATCAACTTCTGGTTTTTCTGACCTCCGGCAACAGCAATGCCTTGAGACAGTTGCATGGCAAGCTCATTGGCAGCAACGCGGTCAGCATTAGCAGCAAGTTCGGCTGATCGCTTGTTTCTCAACACAGCCAAATCAGCAGCAATGGCTTGCCGCACAGCATAATTTTGAATGGAGTTTACCTGTTCCTGGCTAATAAGCTTGGATATCGAAAGGCGCTTATTCTCATTGAAGTTGTCTACGTCATCCTGATTCAAAGCTTGGGCTGGCATATCATCTGGAACAAAGCCGGAATGCAAAGCTCGCTCAAGCATGACAACTGTTGTTTCATCACCCGCATCAAGGAGACGCTCTGCTTCACGCAGCACCAATGTGCCCATATAGGCAGTATCAAGCCGGTCTCTGATTGACTTTATGTTTTGATCAGTAAGGCCATCTTCTGTTCCTGTTTCTGCAAGGTCGGTCAGGATGGCATCACGCATGCCCATGGCCGCGCCTATTTCACCCTGCCTTACCAGAGCTTCAACAGTTCCAATCTGATCCTGATAATCAAGTTGCAGATTTTCGAGGCGGACGCGCTCCTGATCTCTTGCCTCATCCAGAAGCATGGCGCTGAGATGCTGGTTCTGAGAAATAGCCGCGCTGTCTTCAATGACCGCCCGAGATAAAAACTCAAAATCTTC